TCATTTGTCGATTTCAATTTTGTCCCATTCCCGTCCACGGCTGTCCCTATACCGCGCCGCTATTGAATCTGATTTATGCCCGAGAAGACGTTGAGCAAACTTATCGCCAATCTGGTTCCGGTATAGCCTCGCTGACAGGCTACGCAGTTCATGGAATGTTGGCGGGTTTCCATCAAATGAGAGTCCAGATGCATTTCTCGCCTTTGTAAAATACTTTGATACTGTTTTCGGGGAAAGCTGATCGTGATGCTTTGATGCGATTATAGTTTCACTGCTGCTGGCCTCCCTGCATTTCTGTAGTGTATCAGCCAATGAGATATTGAGCGCGTCAATCGTTAGCGTTAGTGGAATGGCGAGTTTAGCCCCTGTTTTACTCTGTTCAATGTGAAGATGGTTGTCGTTTATGTCTGACCATTTCATTCTGCACAAATCGCCGACTCTCTGCCCTGTAACGACGGCCAAATCCATCGCCAGCCTTAGCCAGATAGGGAGAGGTTCGGCTGCATGGTAAATCTCGACATACTCATTAGCTGTCAGCCTTGAGCGCCTTACTTCTGACTTTGCTGTACGGGTTGCTGTTACCGGATTCGTTGCCACATGCCCCTCGGCTATTGCTTCACGAAAAACGTCAACAAGGGTTGACCTGATTAATTTTGCGGAAGCTGCTTTACCTTCTGCTACGTAGGTGTTTAGCATTGCTGCCACTTCTTTCGTTGATATGTCAGTGAGCGGTTTGTCCGGCAATTTTCTTCGGATTGCCCTGATTTTGCTGGCGTAGTCGAGTAGAGTTTTCGGCCTGATCCCCCTTTCGGTGAGGATTCTTTCATATCGGTCAAGCCACACATGAAGAGTGATTGCGTCACCGCCTTTAATTCTGTCTATCAGTGATTTGCGTCCGCTGTCTGAGAGTAACTCAATATTGGCCTGTATTGCTTCAGTGATTGCTATCCTCCTGTCTCGGCCTAATCCAAACTCTTTACCCGTCCTTGGGTCCCTGTAGCAGTAATATCCATTGTTTCTTATATAAAGGTTAGGGGGTAAATCCCGGCGCTCATGACTTCGCCTTCTTCCCATTTCTGATCCTCTTCAAAAGGCTACCTGTTACTGGTCGATTTAAGTCAACCTTTACCGCTGATTCGTGGAACAGATACTCTCTTCCATCCTTAACCGGAGGAGGGAATATCCTGCACTCGCGTACCCATCGACGAACTGTTTCAAGGCTTCTTGGGCGTCGCTGGCGAGCGTTCCACTCCTGAAGTGTCAAGTACATCGCAAAGTCTCCGCAATTACTCGCAAGGGAGCGAGCAGTGGTTGATTTTCTCCAACAAAAAAGGAGCCGAAGCTCCTTTGATGATTAAAATTCGAATTGTCTCGCCCGAAGGCTTTTTAACATTGGTCTTGCCCGTTCGAAAAGGGCGCTTGTCTGGTCAAGTCGCGTCGCCTCCCTGAGTAGTACATCTCTGTTTTTCGTCACCGTGTAGAAGGTTTCAAACGCAATGTCATACAGCTTGCTCGCGTATGATGAGTTAAGTTCCTTCATTATCGGGTACAGGCGTTTGCAGGTGTCCTGTGCATTCTCCATCTGTACCTGCATGTAGCAGAGGAGGATGATTTCCTCGTCTGTGAATTGCTGCGCTGGTTGCATGCTGCGAAGTTTCTTTTCGCACTCGATGAAGTATCGGCGTATCTGGCGGCCTTTTTCGTTACGCTCGACCATCGCCAGTTCTTTGGCTGTGTCGAGGGTGAGGTGGTAGTCCTTGCGGTTGTGACCGCCTCTACCAGATGTTTGCTTTCCCAAATTGGAAAGCAAAATATAGTCTTGATTTTCAATGAATTCGTATTCTGAAATGCGATTTGTAATCCATGCCGCAAACACCTTTTTCACGCCTAAAAAAGCATGCAGATCGCGGGCATTGCAGAGTAGGGCTGTTTCGTTGGATATAGTGCCGTTGAATACGGGGATGAGTTGACTGGTCATGATGACCTCCTTTGAAGTTTTAGTTAGCGATCACCAGTTAGTGGCTGGTGATCGGGTGTCAACTAGAGCCTTCAAAGACGCTCCGGGCATATTCCCCTTGCGGGTATTGTATTACGCCTCTCCACCCGACCTTTGTACGGATGTGACTATGCCAAATTGCAGGCATAAAAAAGCCGCAAAGCTATCGGGTGCGGATGACCGCTTTGAAGTTCTAGTGCGGTCAGTATGCGATAGCTCTAGCGGATTTGTCAAATCATGTAGTCTTTATCTTGCTGTAAGCCGCGCCATTCGGGCTTTTCCCCAGATTTGGGGGAAACTATCTGCGAAGTATTCACCTTTGACGGCAAGTTGCAGGTTAGCCACGGTTAACCTCCTGCGGCGGTTCCG